GGATGGTGGCGTCGACTTTTCATTTGAATGTATCGGTAATTGTAGCGCGCCGATTGGTTTTGGATTAATTAACGGATGATTTTGGATTTGATGCAAGCGCTATTCTTTCACACTTCACTGCTTGTTTTATAATCAATTTTGACGGTGATTGAAGCTTTAAATTTCTGAGGTGTTTAAGGTGGTTTAAATTGCGTTTAAACCACCTTAAACATTTTATGCAGGTGAGTTTAAGTCGTTTGCAAATATCCTTTCATCGTATGCCTCTGAATCGACCTTGAGCTTGTCGCTGCCACTTGGTGTGACGTTTTTCACGACCATGCTATGCGCCCAGCGGTTAGTTATGCCGAAGATATAAAAGGGCGGCTCCATCCGGCCGTTGGTGGTGGCGCTAAAGTCCAGGTTCCTTTCCAAAATCACTTCATCATCACTGCTGCCTTTGCTGCAATTGACCGGCCCGAATAGGCTGCCGTTTGGGCGTCGGATGGCAATGACGTGCTGGGCGTTGGCTGTCCAGGTGAGTGGCTGGTTTAGTTTAAGTCTATTGCTGGCGGTCACTGCAGTGACTCGGCCTGATTGGTTGCGGATGTTATCGGCCACAGCAATGAGGCTTGCGAACTGGGCGTTGTGGGCGTCTAGTTCGGTGGAGAAGTTGATAAACTTGCGCACGTATTTCATTCGAGCGCGAACCCGCATGCCAATGCGCCAGGCTTGGGTTTTGTTAGTCACCCCAAAGGCGCGGATTTTCTCGGGCTTAATCCCGGCATCGCCTGGTAACAGGCATTTAACGGTCGCGGTTTTCCATGTCTCAGGATCCATGTATTCCACTTCCACACCATCGGGTTCGTCGGGTTTAAAGTTACTAAACTCAATCTTTAAACTGTCGGTGAGCATATTGTCCGGGCTAAAAAATTGCCGGTGGATGGTCTGGGGGTCTTCGCGTACTGGGTAGAGCTGCCCAAATTCCAGCACTGGCTCGGCGTAGCCGGTATAAAGGATGCGCTGCAGCACATCCAGCAGCGTGCTGTCGTTATCAAACACGGCATTAAAGGTTTGGTTTTGCGCGGTACATTTGTCTTTAAAGGTCTGCAAATCTGGCAGGGATAACGTGCTGTCTGTATGGCCTGCATCTTTGACCGCATAACCAAAAAAGTCTGCAATGGCGTTTGTGGGGCCAGCTTCAGTCCAGCTGTTGTTGCTCAGCCTTGGTAAAATACGGGTTGGCTTGCACAGAATGCGGCTTTCGGCGCTATCGGCCAGTGCGTTGTTGCCGATGATACTCATGGCCATTGTGGTGATGCCGCTGTAGCGGGTCACTGTGTTTAAACGGCTCTTGACCCGCTTGCAGACCACTTTATCTTTGACTTGAACATCATCAAAAGCCGCCGTCGTGCGGATAACCGCGACTTCATAGGTTGCCTTGGCCACGTTAATGATCACAGTTTGGCCGTATTCATCCATTGAATTTCGACTGAACTTCACCGTCTGAATGGTCCAGTCGATGGTGCCCAGAACCCGGTACATAATATTGACGTATACATCAATGGTGCTGATAGTGCCGTCATTGTTAATCCGGCCCATGCCTGGGATAAAAAAATCGACCTCGATCCGGTCTGTGGTCTCATTTTGCGGGCAAATCAGGTATGGGCCAAGCTGCCAGTTCTTTAAATCCGTAATGGGTTCTATATAAGTGTTGTAGTAAAAGCGGTAATCGGTTGGAAAAGCAGTCCAGCCGGGCTGATCTACTTTCTCAACGGTAAAGTCTTTCTTATCGCCGCTGACAGCTTTCACCTTATATAAGCCGAGAATGCCGGTTTGCGTTGTTTTTGAGATGCGGATGTATTGGGATACCGCAGCTGGCAGGCTTACGGCCTCACCGGCCATATCGGTGACAGTGAGTTGGTTGGTGCTGACGCTTTCAACCGTGTAGCCGCCATTGATGCCTTTGCCCATCAAGCCAATGATGCGACCGGCCACCTGATTGCGACCAATGCCAGGCGCAGAAATTGTGTTGCCGCTGATGGCAGCAATGCCTTCAAATGTGGTTAAACTGTTGTTGCGGCCATTGAAAAACAGGTAATCATCTAATTTGAATGGTAATTCAACAGCAGGGCCATATTGACCAGTTTTACTTACCGTGATACGATTGGAGTTCGTCACGATATAAGTGTTGTTATTACCATCCATCAACCCCGGTGCGGTGGTCAGTTCGAAACCGGACTCTGACACTTCCGCACTTTGAAACCAGTTCTGATACGCCGGATGGCTGCTGATATTTGCATCAGGCTCAAACAACGCATAGCTAATGTTATCCAGATATCGACTAATCGGCGTTTGCGCGATTTTAATGTCATCGGCGCTCAGCTGGTACTTGCCAACCCCAATCGAAAACAGCAAATCCACGCAAGGCACGCCATTTTTATAAAAGCGGTGCGGCTGGTTTAAATAGTCCGGGAATACGCCATGGGTGCCTGCAATTTCAGGAATAATGCCGTTTAAACGGGCGCGGTTGCCCTGCAGGTTGACATCATAAATGGATGAACCGGCCGGAGTCGTGCGGTTATAAGTATCCGGCATTTTTTTCGCCATGGCTTTGGCTGCGACAGCACCACCCACCACAGAGATGATGGCAATGGCCGCTGTCACAGCGTCCTTGGGTTCCAGCATTAAATCTATGGTGCTATCGAGCGGTAGCAGCTCATTAAAGCGCACTTCTGGCCAATGTTCGCCATTCACGGTACAGCTAAAAGGCGCTACCCGGTCATCATAATTTTTGACGTTCAGCTGTAGCCAGTCTTTCAAGCTGATGGCATGTGGTAATGGATAGACTTCATCCGGTGCTGTGCTGAATTTATTGCTGAAAATGCGGATCATATTGATAAAACTCTGTGTGAAGGCCAAGGCGTTTAAACTGGCGGTGGCTAATGAGTGCAGTTCCTGTGCTTTGAGTGGTGTGCAGAATGTCAGTGCTGTCGATACAGACCCCAACATGCACCAGCACACCAAATTTAAACAGGCACGCCACTGCGCCAGCCTCGGCTTGCGTGGGTTTAAACTGGTTTAAACTCTGTTTAAAGGCGATGTTTAAATTGTTTAAATCATGCGGATGGATTGTGCCAAAGGCTGCAAAGAGCGGCTGACCAAAGTCATGGTGCAGCACATGCCGCACCAGACCCCAGCAATCCCAGCCGCTTAAGTCCCGCCCAAAGTCGACATAAGGCACCTGCAGGTAGCGCTCGATGCTTGTGCTATTAGCCATAAATCAGCCCCGGTGCAAAAGCAGCGGTATAACGGCGCTTTGGCCATGGGGCATTGACCAAATCATGAAAGGTTGCCCGCAAGGACGCACTTTTAACATCGACCGAACTTGCCGTAACGGTTAAACGCATCGGGGTTTCAGAAGGCGCAGATAAGTTGCTGCCCAAATAGGCCCGATAAATCACCGTCACCCGGCTGCCAGCTTCCATCGCCGCTTCAATAAAGGCCATGGCATCGCCGGACACGTTATCAATCTGAAACTGCAGCTCCTGCGGGCCTTTAATGGACTTTTGCGGCAAACTCACCGCAAAGAACGAGCGCGCAAAAGTCACTTGGCTTCCGGTTTCTAACGTCGCCACCAAGTCTTCATAGCCTTGCACCAGTCGCCTGGTGCCTTTGCTGCTAATGAGTTCAATGGTGTGGTGGATGATTTCATCCACCGGCGCGCTGGCGTACACCACTTCAAGCAATTGGCTCATGGCTTAAAGCTTCGGCACATGAAACACATAATCCACGCCCGCCTGCGCGGTCAGCGTGGCGATAGTCTGCTCTTGCTGGTCAACCCAGTTTCTCACCACATCATAGTGCGCCACGATATGAGCTGGCACCGGCGCGGGCGTGTTGGTATTGGCCATGCGATACTCGCGGATATACATCCAGTCGTATTTTGCAAGCTCTGCGGCGCTGGCCACTTTGACTTGTTTCACCAGCTCCTGGCGCACCACATTTGCGGCTTCTGCTTCGCCCACTAAGGTCAGCAGGGTGTCTAGATCGATGCCTTCATAATTGAGGGCGTTATGCATCATTGAAAAAATCATAAGGTCACGCTCGCATAAGTGATGGCAGTGGATGGAGTGCTGAAGTTGCTCAAAATACTGTTAATGGTTTTATACAGCAGGAGCATATTTCGTGTTTGCACAAGATGCTTAGGCGATGCGGAGGTGTTTTCGGCATAGGTCGCTTCGAGACTAACAAAAGCGCCTGCTGCTTCCGTTGCAACCAGCGGACAGCCATCTGAAATGAAATGTAGCGATCGGTTCGTTGCCGAAATGGTGCCTGGTACGTAAGCACCAATCACAGCTGCGCCACCGGTTAATTTCACCACTGCTTTTTGGTGCTCAGCGGTTTCCACGTAGGTGCGATTGATAGTGCAAAAACGCGATCTAAAAATACAGTTGGTTAAATCATGGGCGGTAGAGCGCCAATTAATGATCACATCGTTGGTGTTGGACGCGCCGGAGCCGCCGATATACAAGTTGATGTTGTTGTAATTACGATAGCTGGTGACATCGTAGACACCTGGTCGACAAATCAATTCCACTTGTCCGCACCAAATGGCAGTAGCCAGCGCCAGTGCTTTTTCAATCGTAGCGAAAGGCTTCGAACTGGTGCCATCATTGGCATCATTGCCATTGACGGAATCAATAAAAAACTGCTTTCGCATATTGGGGACCGCAGCAATTGCTTGCGAAAGCAGGGTCATCATGGAATTGCGCTCGCCTTGCCATTTACCCACTTCTTGGGCGTACGTTTGATGGAGCGTATTAATGGCCGACACGGCCTGCGCTAGTTGTTCTGATGTGGTGGCCATTTGGCACTCCTACAGGTTGTTATCAATATCAGCTGCCGTTAACGTACCGGCAGCGGCTTTTTTCAGTAAATCAGTCAGGGTCTTGCGTAAAAAATGCTGCTGAGTTTGGCTATAGCCGCCATCTCCAAAGAGCGGATAAATCGGAAAGCGTTGACGCATGCCGTCAACGTCATGCACCCGAATGCCGTTGCCAAGCACTTGGCGCGGTGTGCCAGCTGCATCTTTCACCCAAGCGGTATTGGCGGTGTCGGCAGGGTCCACTTGCCCAGGCACTTCAGGCACTACGCCCACCGGCGTGCCGTAGTAAAAGTGCAGTGCGTTGACACCTCGAAACGGTTTTGCTTGCGTGCCATGACCTGCAGCCTCTTCGGCTTTAAGCGCGGCATAATCGCCGGTAGGTAGGCTGTAGGGGTTCCAGTTCTCGCGTGGTGTGCGCAAAATCAGCTCTAAGGGGATCATCCAACTAAAACCACCGACCACGCGCGGGTGGCTGGTTTTGGCGACGAAAAGTGTCGGGTCATTAAAGCCCCGATTGGCGGCAACACGTCCCGACGCATCGCCCCGGTTGAACTTATAGCGACGGTTATATCGCGCTGCATTTAAACGGCCAGCGCCATTGTGGGCGTCCAGCACATCATTAAGGCCATACTGGGTGTAGCTTTCTTCCAAAACTGCGCCATCGCCTTCAAGGCCGGGCAGCTTTTCGCAAAGGGCCAACAAATCGGCACACTCAAAGCGGGCCATGCGGCTTTTGGCCAAATTCGCCCAGCTGCTTTGATGGGCGCGGCTTCTTAAATCCCGCACCAATTTAAAGCGGTTGGTGTTATCAATGGTGCCCGCCACCGCTTTGGCTTCGTTATAAGGCAAGCGGCCATTGCTATCGGCAATCACGGCCACCGGGTGCTGATGCCCAGCGTGCAGGTCAAGCGCTTGGTACTGTGTACCATCCCACGTCACGCGAACTGGATGGGTATGGCCAAAGTCCAAACTCGTGGTCAGCTCCAGCGGGACGCCGGATTTAATGGAGGTCATTTGAGCGCTGGTCAGGACCACTTCAAGACTGTGGTAATGGCTGTTGCTATTACCGACCACAAAACGTGGCGATTGCTCAGCGCCACCCAGGGCGCGTAAATCACCGACCGGATAGCTGTTGATGCGGTACTGCAGGGTGCCAAAACGCGGCACGCCCTGGGCGTCAACATAACGCACCGTAAACGGCTGATAGCTGAGGTTTTCTAAGCGATTTTTATGGCCGCTGGCATTTAAATAACGGCCTTTTTCAAACATATCGCGATAGCCCACGGCATCGTTGGAATGGCGAAACGATTCGGCCGGATCTGCTAAGGCATCATCTTCAGATTGCTCTAACCAGCATTCCAAATACGCCAAGTGCCACTGGCAGTCCTGTGGATTGGCGGTTTTCACATCGCGCATATAACCAGCTTGGGTATTGGTAAAATTGATGCTGCCGTCCGGGTTCATGCCGGTTGGCAGTGCAGCAATGGCGCTTGGCAGTTCGGGGGCATTGAGTGCTACACGCTCTAAATAACGCCCTTGAATGGGATACGCCATCGCGTAATCCATATGACGGGTGCGAAAGTAATAGCCATTGATACAAGCGGCCAGCTCTGCCATGCCGGGCTGGCTTTTATAGTTCGGGTGGTTGTGGATGTTCAGTGCCGCGTAACTAACATCATGTACGCGATACCCAAGCTCAAACGTGCGATCAGCTTGATATTGGCGGGTATTGACGATACCGCTGGCCCCTTGTGAGCGTAAAAACTCGGCGTAGCCTTCTTCCTGGGCGGCCTCTGCTAAAAAGTCCCGCTCCATCATGTTAAAGACCGGCAGCCGGTGCGTTTTACCAGCGTCGTGATAGCCCTGAAAGAATTCCTCGGGCAGGCTGTTGCTGGTACGGACTTTTTGCAAATGCCGGTCCATTTGCGCGATAGCGCGGTCAGTACGGTACACAAAATCCGCAAGTGCTTGGCTCTGGGCTTCATCTTTGGTTTTAAGCTGCAGCTGCTCACTCATCAGATTCGCAAAACCCACCACAAATGCACTATAAGCCGTTTCACAGTTCAGCCACTGCTCCGCGATTTGACTATCGCCACCGGCCAGCGGTGCTTTGCCTGGGGCGGGCAATTCTTGCAGTGGCGACGTATCAAACGCCACCCGCACCGCTTGTGCGGCTGCCTGTTGGGCCTGCAACAACAAATCAGACATCGCCGTCATATCGTGCTGCGCTTGCGCTGTAAACTCACTTGAAAGAGCGTTTAAACTTTGTTGAATGAGGGCCATTTCATCAGCAATGGCATTGACCGCATCGCGGTGGTGCAAGATAGATTGGCGGTACTGGTCGGCAATATTTGCATGATGCGCGGCCACACCGACGGCGTTTTGCGCATCGGTGGCGGTATCTTTGATTTCGTTATGTAAGAGCGCATTAAGCACCGATAACGTTTCAACTGCCTTCGCTTTTAGGTTCAGAAGGCGCGCCGAGGTGTCTGCAGCGGCATCGCGTTGCTGCATGGATTTATTCAGCTCAATAACGCTCTGATGCGCGACGGCAACCTGAACCTGATTAATGCGGACCTGCGCCCCAGTGGCCAACACGTTGCGTGCGGCCTCGCGCGCACCTTCGGCAATGTCGGCGGCTTCATTTAAAATTAAGGTGCTAAGCGCCGCATTAGCTTTAACCGTGGCCGCATTTGCTGTGCTTTGCTGTGCATCCCGCTTGGCTTGCGCTGCCGCGTCCGTGGTCACGGTTTTATCTGCCATGACCCGTGTCAGTGCATTTGAGGCAGCAGCTTCAGCCGCAACCGCTGTGGCGGCTTTGGCATTGACATTACGCTCAGCAAACAGCACCTGTGCCGCTTTGGTGGTGACATCATCATGTTTCGCGCCAATACCGACCGCTGCCGCTGTGGTCAGTGCTGATAAGCTCGCTACCGTCGCCGCATGCACTTGCGCCTGCTTGGCTTCGGCTTTGGCTTGAACTGCCGCGTCCGTGGTGATGGTTTTATCTGCCATGACTCGTGTCAGGGCATTCGCAGCAGCGGCTTCAGCAGCCACCGCTGTGGCGGCTTTGGCATTGACGTTACGCTCAGCAAACAGCACCTGCGCAGTTTTGACTGTGACCTCATCGTGCTTCACATCAATATCTGCGGCAGCGGCAGTGGTCAGCGCCGATAAACCGGCCACCGTTGCGGCGTGGGTCGCGGTTTGGCGGCTTTTGTTTTGGACGTCCAAGGCCAGTGTATCGAGCGCCGTTTTATCCAGTTTGACTTGGGCAAGGGACGCGCTGGCGCTTTGGGCATAAGTGGCAGCCAAGCGCGCTGATGCACTTACTTCTGCCGTTTTGGCAAACAAAAAGGTGCCGGTCTCGGTCGCGATTTGCTTGCGAAGGGATGGCACCAAAATGCCTTCAATGGTGACATCGGCGCTACTGGAGGCCGTCATCATCGACCGGATGGCATCCGTGATGGCATTAAACCTGGTGGCGGCTGCGGCTAAACTCATGTTGTGATGGCCTCTTTGATTTTATCAATCACGCCGTTTAAGGACGCGATATCGTTTTCGAGTAAAAAGTTGGTGTCTTCCGGGCTTAATACCGGTCTGTCAATCTCTAACGTGGCGCGGTATTCCCACCACTGGCCACCGGCCAGTAATTTGGCTTGCTCTAATGGGTTACTGAGGAACCTGGCATTAACACGCTGCATGCCGCTTGGAAACAGCAGCGGCGTGGTGAACGTCAGCGTCGCGCCTTGCAGGTTGTGCGTGATAAATCCCTCAAATAAAGCAGCGCGGCTGGCTTCACAGCGATAAATCACCGGCACATGGGTCGGCACTGAGCGAAACTTGGCGCGGGTGCGGGTATAGCCGCTGTCCATCGACGTCACAGCCAAATTCGGCCGCTGCTGCAGGGCAAATTCGTCGCGTTGTGGGGTCGGTAGTTCACTGGGCCACATTAGCCAGCCCTCTTCAGCTGATAAGTTTGTTCCATCGTGCGGGCCATCTCACCGCCGTTTTGCACATCGGACAGGAACAGGTTCACGATGTAATCCCGATCGCCTTTTTGCTCCATCTGCGCATTGGCTTTAACGCCGCCCTGGCTGTGGACCACCACCGTCAGATTGACGTTGCCGCCTGCGTTATTTGCTTGTGACCGTTCATCAATACGGCGCACTTGCTCGCTGATTTCGACGTTCTGGCGTGGTGATAACACGCGCTCACCGCGTTGCAGCACGTAAGTGGATTCTGAGGGCACATAATCGAGACCACCGTGGGCGATACCAGCTGGCTGTTGCTGCTGGATCATCCGCACTTGGCCAAGACCCATCGCCACCGCTGCAGCGGCAGCAGCTGCACCAAGGGCAGGACCAACCACCGGAATAGGGGCCAAAGCCGCAAAAGCGCCAGTGGCAGATTCATAGGTTTTAATCAGTGCCTGGCCGATTGAAAATGCTTTGTAAGCTTTAAAGGCGGTCTTGCTTTGGCTCGCCATCGCCTTAAAGCCTTGCTCGCCCAACTCCAAAATGGCACTGGCTTTGTTGGCTTCATTTTTCTTTTGCCAGTCCGTGAACTGTAAAATAGTGCCGCGCATCTCACCGGTTCGACTTGCATGCAAGGCAAGTTTTCGGTTGTCGAACTCATTTTGGAGTTCTTCCATCCGTGTTAAGCGCTTGGTTGTTTTCTCTTCTTCTAACTGGAACTCGGCTTCAAGCTGGGCGCGACGCTTTTCTAGGGCGTTATCATCCTGTTTTTCAATCTCCAGCCCTTTAGGTAAATCGGTCGGATCAATGCCTTTACTTTGAAGCCGCATCGCGTCCATCGTGGCCTGATGTTCAGCTTGCTTAATAGCCATAGTATTGGCATAAGTCTCTGCTGCTTCACGGGTTGCAAAGCCACGAATTTGCAGTAGTTTTTTCTCATGGGCCTGCTGCGCTTCATTCTGCCGAGCGTCATACTTCAGCTCGCCAATTTCGTCATTGGCTGCCAAGCCTTTTTCTGCCCGCCGTGCTGCATCAACGCGCGCGTCGATTTTGGCTTTTTCGACCGCATAGGTGTTGGCATAGGCTTCTGCCGCTTCGCGCGTCGCAAAACCGCGCGCCTGGGCGAGTGATTTTTCTAGAGCGTCTTTTTTGTCTTGCTCGACTTTGCGCCGGGCTTCGTTTTCAGCCCGTGTTTTTTCATCGCGTGCCTTTTGTCCTTGCTCTGCAAGGGCTTTGTGCTCAGCCGCATCGATGTCTTTGAGGATTTGGGTATATTTTTGCTTGTTGACCGCATCGCTTGCCATCGACATGGTGACCATATCGCGGCGGCGCTGATAGCTGTCTTTAAGTTTTGCTTCTTCGCCCAATAGCTCAACCTGTAGTTGTTGGATATTGGCTGGCAGTGGACGGGCGGTTTGTTGTTGCTCGCCTTTACCAAGCGAATCAATGCGTTTAATGCTGCTTTCAAGTGCCGTGATATTGGCTTGTCTAGATTCTATTTCTGCGATTAGCAGGGTCTGGCGCTTGTTGTGTTCGTTGCGCTCAATGTCGGTGAGCGCCACAGCCACGGTTTTGCCCTGCTGGATGATCGCACCATACTTATTAAACACCGGCGCAACAGTGATCATCCTGCCTTTATTCAATTCACTGTTGATGGTTGCTAGCTCAGCTTTGAGCGTACCGGCAGATTTTCTTGCTTCATCAAGCATGCTGTCGATATTGACTTTACGGGCTGCCAGTTGGGCTTTTGATAAGCCTTCCAGCGATTCAGTCAGGGTTTTTACTTCGCCATCAAACTCGCTGACACTTTTCTTTGCCTCAGCGCTGCTGCTGTCAAATGACAGCATAGCCATTGCCGCAAAACCTAAAATGGTAATAAGGCCGGGGACACCACCGACGAAGGCTAAAGAGCCGGCCAGCATCCGGCTTGCCAGTGTTGCTTGTGTGGCTGCAGCTGCATAATTGGCGGTGGCAACGGTTAGTGCGCGCTCTGTGACAATAGCGCGACCGTTGGCGGCGGCCAGATTGGTGATCGCCACGCCCCGAAAATGGTCCGACTGCGCCGCACTGAGGGTGTACGTATAGTGTTCTTTCATCTGAACAGCGCGGGCATGCTCGACTGCCGCTGTTTTCATGACGCCTGCAAGACGCTCTTTTTCTGCTAATCCCTGTGCTTTGGTGGCCTGGATGTCTGCAATTTTTGCGGTGGTGGAGCTTACCAGTGCTCCAACCAAACGGCCGGACACGCCAAGTGCCAAGCCAATCACAGCGACTTCCAGCGATTTAACCAGAGTTGCATTTTCGCGCAGCATATCCATGCTATCGCGAAGCACGTTGGCTACTGCCACAACACCAAAGTTCACTTCTTTTTCGTATTCACGAATAAGTTTGTCATAGGCGTTGCCCATCTCCGCAAAGGACGCGGAAATGGTGCCCTCGGTGCGTTCAGCCGCGCCTTCATATTCTTTTAAAGCGCCCACCAAATACTGTTTAAACATGGCCGAAGTCACCATGCCGGTGCCGGTCAGCTGCCTAAAGGTCATGCCGGTTTTGGCGACTTGCTTATCCAGCTCGCCCAAGAGACCTGGCAGTGGATCCATCACCTGGTTTAATTCATCCGTTTGCAGCACGCCGCTCGATAACGCCTGGTTTAAACCATACAAGCTCAGCGCCAGCTGGTTATCTGATGCACCAAGGGCTTTTGAGGCGTTGGTTAAGCCTTCAGTGATGGCCTTACCTTCGGCCATGGTGACGGTTCCGGCACGCTGAAGGTTGAGCATGCTGGTAAAAGACTCGGCCAGCGAGGTGTAACTGGTATTGAGCCGATCGGCGGTGGCGAACAGATATTCCTGGTTAGCTGCATACTCGGCCGCTGAGCCGGAGAGGCTTTTCATCCGCTGTTCAAGCAGCTGGGCGTTCGCTGTATCGGTCACAATCTTCTGGGCAGTGCCAATACCAACGATAGTGCCCATAGCAGCGGCCATAGCGTGATAACCGCTTGTGATGGTGTTGACTGAGCTGGCCGCTTGCTGATTCGTGGCAATTTGTGTGCGGGTTTGCTGCTCAATGCGCCGCAAATCAGCCACGCTCTGGTTGGCACCAGAGCTGACTTCTTTACCGTCGTAGCGTAATTTCAGCAGTAAATTCAGGTTGCTCATTGCTGTCCCGGATCAGACTTAATACATAGCGCTCAATACGCTGGATGTTGTCAAAATCGCGGGGCAGCAATGTCAGCCCGAGGTATCTCCAAGCAACATCGGCCGCCTGATAATTCAGGGCGATTTCGATGTTGTCTTTATCTCGCAAAAACTGCGTGGTGACGGCAGTAAATGACTTTACAGTGGTCTCTAGTTCCGGCAGTAACAGGGCTACTTTTTCAACCGGTGGCGGGGGTGGCAACCCGGCTTGCTGCATAAACTCGGCAAGGTCGCTGTCGGCTTCGCTTGGGGCTTCACCGACATACCAGGCGGCCACCTCGGCTAGTTTTTTTCGCGCACCTCGTACTGGGCGTTGACGACTTCCATCGCCAGGCGTCCGGCGATGCCACCGTATTCTAAAAGCTCGTTTAAGGTGTCGGCATCAAACGTGACTTCCTGGCCATCATCTTGAAAACCTTCCCAGCCCAATAACAGCTCTCGCACAGTCTGCGCATCGCTGGCACCGGTGCTGGTCAGCTTTTGTAGTTCATCCAGCTTTACTAAGCGAATATGGCCGGTGAATTTGATCACAGTGCCGTGATAGGTAAATTCAATCGGCTTCTTAATCTGGTAGTTTTCCAGCTTTTCTAAAAACTTCAGTTTCATATCGCATTACTCAAAAGTGATTTTCAGTTCATCGTTGCCAACCAGTGGGATTAAATTCCCTTCCAGCTCGTAGCCGGTCAGCTCGCTGCTGAGGTTGGCGTATTTGGGCACCGGCAGCTGCAGGCGGCCGCTCAAGGTAATTTTTTTACCCGCTGCAGCGCCATGTTTAAACTCAAAGGGCACCACTTCACCAGCGAGGGTAAAGGGGTTGAACGTAGCCAGTTCTGTGGCAGTCACGGTCAACTGGCCCTTGCTTTCGTGGCCGGTGATTTCAATCGCGGAGCTTGTGATCGTCCGGTCATAAATGACCTTGTTGCCCGCATCCACGCTCAATTTATGCAGCGTCATCGCGATGTTATTGAGCTTAAAGCTGCTGCCATATTCTGGTCCCAGCACATCTGGTTTTTTCCAGTTATCCCAGTTCGGTTGCAGGGCTGCGCCGCTGGCTGTCGGCGGCGCAAACACGCCTTTAAACTGCCACTGCACCATGGGGCGGCCTTTTTCCAGCGCGATGCTAAAGTTGCCTTTAAGCCCCGTAATAGCATGGGTGTGCTTGCCAAAGATAAAGCTCGCCACTGCCGGAGTGGCCGCGCCCCGGCTATAGACCACCTTGGTGGCGTCTGACACCTGGGCAAAGCCACAGGCCAGCCAAAGCGGCGACGTCACCGGCGCTGTACCTGCCACGCCGCTAATCGCCAGCGGGGTTTTAAAGTTCAGGCTGACATGATGGCCATAAAACGTCTGCAGCTCAGCGCCTGAATAGTTGCTGGCCGGGCGTTCGTTTTCGGACTCATGTTCGATACTGAATTCAACATCCAGCGCATAGATGGCATGGGCCACAGCCAGCGCAACGCCCTGGCTTCCCATCAATAGCGTTTTGTCTTTAAATCGCCACATGCTCTAAGTCTCCTGTTTTTGATTGGTAGCTAGGCGCATCAATGACGCCCTGTAAAATCTCGCCTTTTTGCTGCGCCAGGGCGATCACTTCATCAGCGCTCAGTGTTCCTGAGTGCTCCAAAATTGGCGCGTCTTGCACTTTGGGTTTGCTCATAGCGGCCTCGTGGTCACGTCAATCAGGCGCTCGGTCATAAACTGCGCCTGGTAAATCAGGTTGTTGGTGTCGCGGTTTAGCTCCACCAGGCGGCCCCGGTGCGGCAAAATAGGCGACCAGCCTGCAGGCACTAAGCCGGTCAGACTTTGGCGAACCAGGCCGCGCAGGGTTTTGATTTGCAAATCAGAATTGGCATTACCGACCATCACCGGTAACACAATCATCACGGCAAACAGCTCGTTGAGGCGTAGCGTGGTTTCGCCGGTCACTTCATCCGCAGCCTTGTAGTCTTCATCCAGCGCCAGGACAAACAGCGTCGGCATTTGCACGCCCTGGGCTCGAACAGCGTTAAAGTCCGAAGCAAAGCCGACATGTGCCTGGCCGTTTAAATCTTGTTTTAACCGGCTTTCAATGGTGTTTAAATCGAGGTTAAAACTTGCGTGTTGACCATTCATACCAGCCAATCCTTCACAATGTTGTCGATTTCTTCCCGCTGCATCAGCGCAATGCCTATCATGGGGCGGGCAGGGAGCGTCACCGACTTATTGCGCCCAGCCTTGCCGCCAAAGTGGTGGATGGCAGCGTATTTCTCGCCCAGACCATGGATAAGTTCGTCATCCGTGGCACTGTGCGTTACGCTGCCCGCCAGTTGCCGGGTGTCGGTGAGCGTTAGGCCGCCGCGCTCTTTGGCGGCTTCAGATTGCTGCCAGCGCGTGCCATCCGGCGCACGCTCCTGCAAAAACCGCAGCTGGACATCACTGTCCAAAAACGCCCCGATGTCATCCAGCACAGCGCGGGCGCTTCCGATGCGCTCCGCGAGGGCTTTGAGGCCATCAATGGCATCGCCGCTAATCCCGACAAACACCCAAGCCATTAGTAGCCTGCCCAATCAAACCGACTGCCAGCGCGGACTGTTTTAAGGCCCGTGGTTG